TAATGACTCATTGATATTTACCTTCTCATTGGGTGCGAAATCCACTATATTGAGATAAATTGGATCCATGTATGTGTTCTTAATACGCAACTGGTTCTCATTTATAATATCAATTTCTTCAGCATAGCTCTTGCTAAAGAAGTTCTTATAGTTATCCATATTACTTTCATTAACTTTGATTTCATATGCATTATGATCTGTTGGGACCATTTCGGCTAAGTTAGCCTCATTACAATCTTGACTCTTAAAGCCTTTGTAATATCTAAATTTCATACCGTCTAAACCGGAAATCTTTGTTATGCCGTCTACTATCTCATGTATTTGACTTGGAGTATCTTTACTTCTTTCAACTTCGATGAATACTTTATACATACCATCACGTTGCTCACCGTTAGTAGCATCAGCATCAAGTACAAATGGATATCCTTTTTCAACAAAGTTTTCTAAGTCTTTTGCACTACCTTCGTTCTTAGTTGAGAAACTTAAAACACAAATGTCTTTGTCGTCACCCATTTTAGATTTGAAACTATCAATCTCAAAAATACGATCAACAAGGTCGATTAAATCATCTTTGCGTAGGCCCATTATACTGCACCTTCTGCTGGCATTTCTGTTCCTGCACCTGTACCTGCTTGAACGCCTGCTTCTGCTGGCTCAGCCTCTGGTGCGGCACCTGGTGCTTGTCCAGGCTCAGTATTAAGATCAATCATTTCATTATATCCACTATAAATGTCTACAATAAGTTTTTTAGGCATATTAATTTCTACGACCCAAATCTCTCTGCGGTCAAGTTTGCCTTTTTTAGTGCCAGGACGAATATCTTCTGGCTTACGAATTCTTCTTGGTTCCAGTATATGGTCTTTTTTGTACGAAACTTTACAGTCGTAATCTAATAGACGTTTACCGCCCATTGGGTCAGGCATAGCATCTCTTGGCCACATAAATGCACAAGTAACCCAATGTCTACCAATCTTAGGACCAGCAACTAATTCGCCATCTTCCCAGTTCTCGTACACATATAGATCTAACTCGTCTAAGACTCTTTCAAAGTCTTTAAGCACCGTAAATGCAGTATCGCTTTCGTAGATACCCTGAATATTTTGTATAACTTCTAATACGTCTTTCATATGCTCTTTCCAATCTTATACACTTATTTATCAGGTTTAGGATTATAAGTATGTGGTTTTGTCACGAGATATATCGCTAAATATTTTTGTAGGGAAGGTATCCTACGAATAGTTTGTATTTCATAAAAGGAGAACTTAATGGGTGCAAAAAGAAGTGCTCGGAAGAGCAAACAACGCAACGAGAACAACATTGTTGCAATCAACAACTTTCTTCCACAGAAGAAAAAAGAAGTCAAAATACTACCCCGAAACATTAACCAAGAAACATACGTACTGAAACTGTTAGACCCTAAGAAGGACATAGTCTTTGGCATAGGGCCGGCAGGAACAGGTAAAACTCTGTTGGCAGTACAAACCGCGGTTAAACAGTTTAAAGATGGGGCGGTAGATAAAATAGTCGTAACAAGGCCTGCTGTAAGTGCAGATGAAGATCTCGGATTTTTACCGGGTACTATGGAGCAAAAAATGGCACCATGGACACGGCCGATCTTTGATGTACTAAAAGAATACTTCACAGCAACAGATCTTGAAGGTATGACACAAGAAGGTGTACTTGAAATTGCACCTTTGGCCTACATGCGTGGTAGAACATTTAAGAAAGCATTTATAGTTGCTGACGAAATGCAAAATGCTACGCAAAATCAAATGAAAATGTTATTAACAAGATTAGGTACTGGAAGTAAAATGGCAGTTACTGGTGATCTTGCACAGGCAGATAGACTTGCTGATAACGGACTCATAGATTTTTGTAGACATTTAGAAAACAAAGGTACCACAGACCGTTTAACAGTTGTCGAATTCACAAGAGGGGATATTGAAAGACACGAGGCAGTGAAAGAAGTACTTGAAATATATGGAGATGTTTATTGATCGCCGGGTAAATCGGTATCGTGAGCGTCAACAGTATAATATTTCTTTTGCTTGACCCACTTAATCCAGCCTGCGTAAGTAATATTATGTAGGCTGGATATGGCACGGTGACGTTTAATAACAGTTTCGTCAAGTTCAAATGTTCTTGCAACCTGTGTTTCACGTTTGAAAGGTATAACTTGTACCAATGGTTCACCCATTTTAATCATAGTGGGTTTAATTTCTTTTAACATAATATTAATAGGACTTTGTGGAGCACCTGTATCGTGATCCATTACACCTGGAACTGCTTCCCAGTTCTTTCCTTCATGATAATACATTGGAAGATACAATGTACTGTATCCAACCTTGTTCCATGTAAACCAAGGATTGTCTAATTTAATTGCACCTCTAACAGAAAACTTTTTATTTAGAAGTTCGCCTAACTGTTCTTCAGGGTGATAAGCATCATTGTAATTAGGTTCACTATAACGTGTTTCTATATGTTTTCCATCTGGTGTTGGAATAATTTCAATATCACAAAACGCAGGAATAACAAATCCCATACTCATATAATCTGTAATACCAGGACATGATCTAACTGTTTTATGATGATCTATATTGTGTCGTCCTTTTTCATAGTACGGACTCATTTCTTTAAACTTCTCTGGAAAGAATTTACCTGCTGGTTGTATTGGAGCATACTTACGTACTCCCCAATTTGCACAAGCAAAATTAATCACAGGTGTTTCTTTAGAAAAGAGATTTTTTATGAAATTGAACATATAACTACTTATTGGAGGTTTCCAGCAAGAGGAAATATTGTGGCTATTACTTTTGCACATGCATGAGCAATTTCCATATGTTCTTTTTGTGTACCATTAGCACCACGTAATTCAATATAATGCACCCAACTACGTAGAGTACCATTCATGTACAATGTTGTTTTAGTAATGCCTTCGGGTAATACCTTACGTGCTTGTTCTTTAGCAATACCTTTTTCAATAGCATTATCGTAAATAACCTTAGATGCTTCGGCAATATACTTTTGTTGTGCGTCCCACCACATTGCTAATTCTTTGTCTTCGGTCTCAATACTGTTTTGTCTGTTCTTAGTATCTTGTAAACGTGCTTCACTGTATTCAAACATGTCGCCTTGTTCTTCTGGATTAGCATAACGTTGACTAAACTCTTGGAAACTAAAACTTCTATGTCTTACAATCTGATGTGCAATATCACGTGTGGTTTGAATTTCTAAACAAGCACTTACCATCTCAAGTGGAGACCAATGTTGATGTTTAATCAAATATTTGATAAGTTTCTCATTAGTTTCTTTATTCATTTGATTGCTTGGGTTACTTACCCTGGCACAAAACGCAATAAGGTCTTGTACATTGTGTAAATCGTTTTCATAATCTTCAGTAGGCTTTGAATAACTTACTAACTTAACTTGCATGTTCGTATTCCTCTTTTGTTACGGTTGCACTAATGTTGCCTGATATTGCAACTCTGTCATGGTCACAATTTTGATGTGGTACATTGTGACTTGTATTACCAGGGAATAAAACCAATAAACCACTTCTTGGTTTTACTTTGAAATTTGATCTTGTAAATTGTAATGGAGAACATTTCTCACATGCATTTACATAATAACAGAAACTAAATGTAGCAGGCCAATGAGCATGTTCTACTGTGTGATGTCCTGCTTGATTTTTATAAACCATTCCCCAACAATCAATAATATTCCAACGCATCATTTGTGCGCCACGTTGACTTAATCCTTCTACACTATTAATACATTGTAGTATAGCAAAGTCGCAAATCTTTTTAAAGTCAGGGTCTTCGTAAAGTCTAAAGTCAGTCATATCGGCTTTTACGTTGCTTCTATGACCCATCTCGTCACCCATACTACGTATTTTTTCTTCGAGTATAGGATTAAGTGTATCGGATTTGTTGTAACTTACTTGTATTACATCAAATTCTTCTTGTGATATTAATGGTGTTACTTGAAAAAAGTCTTCCAACTATCCCGTCCTTAATAATACGTGATACCCGTATTCAGTTTCAATTGGGAATGTAAGCATTTCATCTTTGTTTATTCCACTTATAGGTTTAGCAATCTCGTATTCCATATCCCCTGGATAATCAAACCAACCTAAGTCGCCACCATTCTTTGCACTTTTTCTACAAGCACTATGTTCTTTTGCGGCTTGATCAAAAGTTAGTACACCTTCTATAATATCTTGAATAATAAATCCTGCTTCTTGCTCCGCCGCTGGCTTAGGACGATTACTTGTTTGTGCAGTAGCACCTTGATGACTAATTAGAATATGACTTGCTCTAAGTCTTTGTATTTTTACACTCATTCTCCTGCTCCAGGTTTAGGAGAGAAATATTTGTTAAACTTATCAGGAACGTCCACCCAGTCTTCGGCGTCTTCCGGAACAGCATCATCATCTTTCTCAGTAATGTTAGGCCATATGTTTGAATATTTTTGATTAACGTCAAACCATCGTTTATCTGTATCTTCTGTATCTGTAATAATTGCATCTACAGGACATTCAGGAACACAAACTCCGCAGTCAATACATTCATCTGGATTAATAACAAGCATATTTTCACCTTCGTAAAAACAATCTACTGGACAAACTTCTACGCAGTCCATGTGCTTACACTTTACACAATTTTCATTTACAAGGTATGTCATATTACTACTTATTAAGTTTACAAACGTGCTAACCTAATCATGGTCGCCGCTAAATTAATCTCAGGATCTGCAACAAGTGTATGATCCACCAAGCCTTGTTTAATCACAAGTATTGCACTCTCTTGTTTTTCTTCATCACCGAACAATGCAATGTTATCATACATCCATTTGTAAATATCTTCTACTTCATCTGGACGTACTTGACTACAAACAAGTTTCCTTGCTTGACCAATCTTACCTGCTTTAAACAGTTCAACCATCTCAATCTTATAATCTGCTTCACCTGTGTCACCATCAGTAGGTTTGTTAAGTACACCGTCTGCACTATTCATTTGTACTGTGTTAATACACTTACGCAAGTCTGGATAAGTTGCTTTTACATAAGTGTCAAGTGTGTCTAAGTCTGGAGTAACACCTTCTTCAATTAAGATCTGTGCTACACGAGCCGTAAATTCATTTTGATCAATACGTTCAATATGAAAGCCTTGACATCTACTATGCAATGCAGGAATAATTCTGTTAGGGTAGTTACAGGTTAAAATAAATCTGCTTGTAGTATGATACTCTTCCATCACGCCACGCAACGCCGCTTGTGCGTTTGGACTTAGATAATCAGCCTCATCAAGTAATACAACTTTAAAGTCACCAAATGGAATCATTTGTACAAAGTTTACAATCTTGTCACGTACATCTTCTACACTGTTTGTTCTTGATGCGTTAATTTCTAAGATGTCTAAATCGTTAAGATCAAGTTCATTGAATAAAAGTTTTGCAAGTGTTGTTTTACCAATACCTGCATTACCGCTAAAAAGTAAATGCGGAATTGTTCCTTCTTTGATCCATTGTTTTACTTGATTCTTTTGATGTTCATCTCTGAACACATAACCGTCAACTGTATTAGGACGATATTTTTCTACCCATAATTCTTTCATGCCTGTTTTATCCTCTTTCTTAATTCACTTGTACTAAATGAATGTTGCCTTTTATTATAATATATTTCTATGCCGTTGTCAATACATAATTGCTTACCTGTATACTCTTTTGTACGATATTCTTCACCAATAAAACGAGTACAAATTTGGTAAGTTAATAAGATATCAATTACGTCTTGTTCTGTAGCATAAGGAATAATTTGATCAATATACTTACAACCTTCAAGTTGTACATATCTTTCAAACACACTCTGTATTGGTTGGTTCTTTTCTGGTCTATCAATAGTAGGGTCAGTTTGTAATCCTACTATTAAAAAGTCGCAGTTTTGTCTTGCTTCTTTAAGCATAGCAACGTGTCCACTATGGAACAAATCAAATGATGAGAATGTTATTCCTGTATTCATAGTGTTATTATACAGACAAACAGGACGTTTGTCAAGTGTTTTTTAGAGGTCGCCGTCTTTGCGATTCTCCGAAAAGTGTACATCGAATTCACCTCCCGGATATCTTGACTTCAATTTGTTTACGTTTTCTTCTAAGACGTCATTAGGGTCAAGGCCCAAAGCACGACAACTGTTAATCCAATACCAAGCGATGTCGCCAAGTTCTCGTTTAGCATGAAATATTGTGTCTGCATCCAATGGTTTACCTTGGAATATACATTTTTTAACAATTTCAGCAAATTCGCCTCCTTCTGATGCCATCCCAATTGATCCAGTTAGTAGCAATGCCATGTTAACATTACTGTCTTTTTCAAGTTTTTCTAACTGTGCTGTTAAGGCACCTGTTTCATTACTTTGTAATGATGTTACTTCTTGTACAAAATCTTTGTACTTATTTAGATCTACGTTATCCAATTTTTATTCCACTTCTTAGTTAGCGCCAAAGTCCTCTGGACTGTGTGCTTGATTATCACCCGCACCTGAAAAGGCACCAAACATAGTTTCTTCTGGTTGTTCATCTTGCCAAGCAAGAATTCCTTCCGCTTCAACTGTACGCATGTCTACATAGTTTCCATCTTCGTTTTCGTCAACTTGGAAAGTACGTGTCCAACGTCCATGTGATACTAAAATCCAATCACCTACTTCATATGGATCTTTATTAGTGTTACCTTTGGAAACAACTTGTCCCCAACGTGGCTTAATACCTCTATCCTTACCATCATCACTTGTAATAATAATTCCTCCAGCGGTCTTTTGTTCGCCGAAGTTCATATGTTTTACAATAACACGATCGTGGATTGGTCTAATACTACCTGTAACCTTGGTTGGCATAGCAGGTTTTCCTGCCGCCATTGCTTCGTAATCTAAATCAGACATTAGTCACCTTTTTTTACAAAATTGCCATCGTCGTCTTCGACCCATTCGTCTTTAACAACAGTTTCTTTTTCAACTTTTTTAGTTGCTTTTTTAGCAACGGGTGTTTCCTCTACAACTTTGTTTACAGGTTCTTCAGCCTTTGCCGCAACAGGTAATTCATCTGTAACAACATTAGGATTGTCTCTGTAAAAGTCAGCCATAACATCTTCACGTTTTCTAATAATCTTACCGCCTGGGCCTAATTCATCGCCACGTGCATTTACACGAGCATTTCCTACAGCCGGAGTAAGTTCGTTTTTTTGACGTAATAGGTCCATGTCAACTTGTTTACCTTGCATTGACTTGTATACTTTACGTCCTTTTTGTTGTGCCGCCATATTCTTCTCCTATTATATGTTTACTTATCTCAGGAACTCCTGCCAGTCCAGGTCAAAGTGAATTGAGTTTATTCTATGTATTCCAATTAAGTATAGCACATAACTTGCTACACTTGAACCTCTACCTACACCCCATACTATATTGTTTTCACGCATGAAGTCTACCAAATATATCATATACTGCAATAACGGATACATTCCTCGTTCATCAAACTCAACAAGTTCTGCTTCAGTACGCATCCATTCTTCTCTGTCACCAATTTGTTCTTTGTCAAGTTCGTCTTGTAGTTTAGCATACATCCATTTGTGTATATCAATGTCTTTATACTTCTGTGGCATAAACCATTCACTTTGACATACGTTGTCAAAAGTTTTTTGATCTACATCTAATGGAACGTAAAATTGTAATTGGGGATTGCCAAACTCTTTTGCCCACTTGTTAAACTGTTCAAGTTCATCAGTTTTATCACATAGGACAATATGACACTTGTCAATAGATCCTGTATAGATCATATCGATTAAGTTTTGATTCGTAAATGTAGGAACTCCGTTAGAGTCTGTTTTTATCAGCATGTATATATTTTAACTGATATTAATCAGATTGTCAAGATCTTTATCGCCATTTTCTACCATTTCTTTTCGGTAGCGTAGGCGAAGTTCGTCTCGATAGCCGTCTAATATCATAGACATTTGCATTTGGACTTCTGGGTTGCGTGTCATGAAGTACTTTTTGGATAGTTCCGTTAACTTCGCCTCAATTTGCGGAGTCGTGAATTCGGTTAAGTCTTCGTGGTGCGGGTGAATCATACTATGCCGCGTATGTGCCGTCGTATTTTACAAAGATAGTTGAACCTGCATTGTAAGTCCAAAAATCGATTACAATAGGATTGCTGTCATTAGTTACAGAAATTTCATTACTTGGTCCACTGTATGGCCAATCGTTATGGAATTTCAATGTTGAACCTGCTTCAGTACCAATTGTTAAAGTACGTGTTGTACCATCATTAACAAGAATTACTCTAATCTTACCAACTTTACCTGACTCAGGCCAACCAGTTGTTGTAAGTGTAACATCGCCACTAATAATAAAAGTTTGAACTGGTCCAAATTGGAAGTCAATGTTCTGAGAGGCTTGAACAGTACCGCCAGCGTTTAGTTCTTCACTTACATCAACCAAATTTGCATTGGTAATGTTGTTACCTAAGAAGTTGTTCGCTTCGTTCTTCTTTGCTGTGTTGTCTTGTAGTGCTTCAATTTCTGCTTTTGATGCTACGAAATTGCTTTTGATTGTACCAAAATTATCTCTAAACCCTTGTGAGTCATTGTCCTGACCTGCTACAGGGTATGCTGAGTTAATGCTTACATCATCAATATTACTTGCCATTATATTACCTCTCTATGCTTTTATTTATCTGTTTATATATTGTGTTCATAATTTGCGAACAGTATATATTGGTCTTGTGAACTGCCCGTAGTGCTATCTATAATGTATCTATCAATATCAAAATCAATTGTTTTAAAATTGAAATCAGCGTTTTTGATATTAAGCATTACTTGATCTGCTTGTCCTGCCTGGCAGTAAGCAATAGGTATGGCACTTGTATACCCTAATTCTTGTACACTGTTTGTTTGTGTTGTACGCATCCACAGTGGTAAAAAGTCTCTTTCTGTAACACCAGTTTCTGCTATTCTATCTCTCATATTTTGTAAATTTGAGATATATTTGGTATTATCGTTATCTTGACTTACTTTGACTGCACTGCTGTCAACTTTTAACGTATTAGTAATTGGTCTAAATCTATATGGTTCTGCTCGTTCAATTATAAACTCTTGTACACTTGTAACTGTAGCCCCTACTCTTGTTGTAACTGTAATATTACCTACTGTAGGAAATACAACACGACCGCTTCTTGTAATAATCTCTAAATCATTACCAATGCTTTGTACATTAATTGTTGGAGTTCCTGTACCTCTAACTCCAAGTTCGAATGAGCTCTTACCTGAACCTAATGCAGTTGTATCATCTTGACTTTCAAACTCAACACTGTCTACTGTAATACTATTACTGTTTCTACTTTTAAACTGTTTTGCAGTTCTTCCGTTAGTTGGCTCTGCAGGATCAAACACTTCTAAATATACAACTTCGTATACAGTATCATTACTGCCAGGTTCTTTTGCTACTGCTTTTTTAACTTCGCCAACTTTGTAAACTTTACGTTTATGATTCTTTGCTGTTGCCGCCACATATTTTCTAATGTCTTGTGTAAGTATACCTGCGTATGCTAACATCTTAATTTCTTTTTGTACACCAAATTGTGGATCACCTGCTCTGTAAACAAGGTCTGGTGGAAATATACTTGGATTAGATACAAATGCTTCGTAACTACTTCTAACAGTTTGTTTTAAGAAAGGCTTCATGAATAAGTTACTATACAAATTATCATCTGGGTCAAGTACGTCAAGTGTAAATTCTTGTTCAACTGCACTAAATCCAAAACGGTCTTCTGCTTTTACTGTAAACTTAAATTCTCTATCTATAACAGTCTTAGAACCATCAAAGTTCATTGTACCACTATCAAAGACTGTAAGTCCTGGATTAGTAGCAGTACCAAATTGATTCACTTTACCAATTATCTCACCGCTAATATCTAACTGTAAGCCTGAAGGTAAGTTACCTGATACAATGCTATATAACAACCTTGAGTCTGGAACAGTTGTTGTTGCTTTTATACTTTTTGTTGAAATAAAGTTTGCACTAATATTTCCTAAGTTTGGTAAAGTTGTAAACTTAATAGTTGAGTCAACTTCACCTAATATTTTAACTGTAAATGTTTTTGATTTTGTTGCAAGAACTGTTTCTGGTACGCCACCAAGTCTTGTTGCTTTAACTGTAAATTTATATTCTTTTGTAACTGCTGGTTGATAAGGTACACGACCTGCAATTTCACCCGTGCTACTATCTATTTGCATACCAGGTGGTAATGAACTTACACTATTATCATCGTTAAGTGCTTCAAGTGTATAAGTTAGTCTTCCTAAAATTGTTTCTGTATCTAATACATCAAGGAAGAATGTTAAGAAATTATTTGCTCTTCTAAATCCTAAGTTAGTAGGAGTTAGCCATAATGGAGTTCTTAAGTATGTATTGTCAGCACTAAACAAACCATTTGAGATTTGCATCTTAGTGTTGTCTGCTCTTAAGAAGTCATCACCTACAAGATAAATTTGGAACTTACGTTTCTTAATAGTATCGCCATCACTAACACTAACTATAAACTCGTAAAACCTATTTAATTTTCTTGGTTGTTTAGTTGGAATTCTGTCATCGTATATACGTGTGTCATAAAAGAAACTATCGTAACCGTTAGCACTTCTGTCACCAAAGTCAAAAGGAAATGTACCATACACGTTTGCATCATAGTGTCCGCTTCCTGCTTTCTTATCTAAAGCAAGTACAGGTTCAACTAATCCTACAATTCTTCCATCTGATGTAAGTTTTGTTCCTGGAGGAAGTTCACCATCGTCATCAGCAATGAAATATTCAAGTTCATCACCTGCAGGTAAATCTGCATCTATTGCTTGTAATTGGAAATCTAATAATGTGTTATCGAGTACAAAATATTTGCTATTTGGGTCAACAGCAATTAGTCCTTCTTTTGTAATCCATTCAGGTTCATCAGCACCGTCAATTAATATTGTAAATGTTCTATCTTCAATAGCACCTGAACTATCTGTTGCTCTAAGAACAAACTTTGATTCTGTTAGTCTTTCTACTTCAAACGGAGTACCTACAATATATAAACCTTCAATTCTAAGTCCGCCGGGTAAGTTTCCACTAATAACTTTTACTGTACTAATGGTGTTTGATACTGTGTTTACAGGGAGTGCAATTCCTATAGTTGCATTTTCTGCAAATATACCTAAATTAGATCCTGTTTTTAAAGTCCAGATGGTTGCCATGTTAATTCCTTATTCAATAGTATTTATCGGAATATTATGGCTATGGTTATAGCGGGTTTGTAATTGTGCCGTTCTCAATAGTAATATCTGCAACGGTACTGTCTTCTTGTAACCCTGGATCATCAAGCGTACCTAAATCAATGTTAGTTGCTGATCCTAAAAATTCAATAATACTTGAAACACTGCCTGTAATACTTCCAAAGTTAAAACCGTAAATATCTCTTACGTCAATACCGTATACAGTAGTTTCAGCATCTCTTATATTGTACAGCAATTTATTATTAGCATCTAAATCGCCGCCTAACACTGGGGTAGCGTCTGTGCTTAATTCTGTAACAGAATTAATTGTAATACCATTTGCACCATTTTGTGCTGTGGTTGTATTAGTACCGCCTGCAATAGTAAATGTATCACCTTCTGCAAGTGTAATACTTCCGCTATCAGTAGCAACAATTAATTGTTGTAATCCGCCAACACTTTCAATAATAACGTTACTGCTATCTGATGTAACTGTAACATTACCGCCTGCTTTGATTTTCTTAAATTGTAAATCAAACCCAGTCTTTTGTGCAAAGACGCCTTGTCCTTCTGTACCTAAATTAGATGCAGTTGTTTGCTCAGGATTACGATTGTCAAGTTCTGTAAAGTTATTATTAACTTTTACAAACGCTTCACGTAAATCATCACCTGTTCCGTCATTTGCTACGCCGCCGATATTAACTGTTTGTATTGCCATACTAATATTTATCCTATTCTGGTGGTCTCTTACGTACTGTGCGTCTTGCTCTCGGATACAATGCACCTGTAGTAGGTCTTAAATTATAATCTTTCTTAGGGTGCATAGCACCATCTATACTACGTTCAAAATTGTACTTTGCATGTACATTAGGTGAACCTTGTAAGTCATCTTCATCAGTTGGAGTGTCTGTAACTGCATCATGTAATTGATCTGTTACTGCCCATTTGCTTATTAAATATTCTTTAACTTGTTCTTGTGTATAATGAGGATAAGTTTCCATTAGACAAGCAACCAATCCTGCTACTTGTGGACTTGCCATACTCGTACCTGAAATCTTTCCAATTTTATAACTGGGCGAACTGCCGCTTCTCGGATCTGTTGTTCCACCACCTGGATAACTTGTATTCAAAACTGACATGATAGATGTGCCAGGAGCGTAAAGATCAACACCAGGACCACAATCACTAAATGATACTTTTCTATCTTTGCTGTTTGTTAAACTGGTATCAGTAGCACCAACACAGATATTAGGTATATCGTATGTGCCATCTACAGCATTATCATTTGCTGTTGGACTTGTGCCACGCATATAATATCTTGCACCCGCCGTTGTTGTTTCAAATGTATTATCCCAATCAGCATCACCTGGTGCGGCATGTTTCCATTTTCCGTTACCAGCCGCGCCTATTGTAATAATACCTTCATCAATAGCATCTTCGATGTCTGCATCAAGTGCCGCAACTCTTACAGGAATACGTTGATCTGCTATAAGTCCCCAAGCATTAAGTTGTGCAGTTGAAAAAGAACCATCAGTTGTTTTGTTATCATTTTGTTCAATAGTTAAATCAATCTGTGTAGGTGTTGCTTCATAAAATTTATATTCATATCTTATAGTAGGAGATCCAAGTGTGCCACTTGTGTTCTTATTACCTTCCCATACTAATCTATAAATTCTACTACCAACTGTACCTGTTGTTCCGTAAAAAATTCTTTGACAACTACAGTCTTCTGCTGTTACCATAATCTTTGGAAGAGAAGGTGTATTCTCATCAATACCAGAATACGTTGTTGCGCCACCACCAAATGTAAGATAACTGTTTGTACCCATATAGATATAGGGTGAACTTTCATTTAAAAATGTTACATTGAATGGCATTATAAGTTCCCAGTACCCGTCATCATTGCCACCTGTTGTTGGAGATACACTTGCTGTTAAAGTATCTACGTTAGCAATAGGAATATTTGTACCTAATGAAGTAACTGTCGCCGAAGGACTTCCTCCTGCATATCCTATAAGTGTACATCTTAATAATGCCGCTGACGTAGGGTCAGTACCTTCTGTAACTGTTGATTGCCATGTGATACTATAAACATCATTGTCTGGCAAACTTAAACTTGATTGTGTTATGTCAACTTCTGCAAAACCGCCGTCAACTGATGTTTCGCTATCTGTTTGTGTTTCAATTACAGCACTGGCTGAATTTTGAACAGTAACAGTAAGATCAACCTCTGAAATTCCTGTTATACCTTGTGTACTAACATTGTGTTTATAACTGATAGTAGCAGGTCCTTGTATGGTCGTTGTATAACTTGCATTAGGTAACACTTCTATATCTAACTCAATCGTTCCGCCTGTTCTTGTAAACCCTGTAGGGGTTGACCCAAAGTCGCCGCCGACTGTACCTTCAGAACCTGAAGTTGTAATACGTTGTGAAATGTTTTCTGGATCTGCTGTAAAAGCACTTATTCCTGCTGTAGAAGTAAACACTCCTGAAGTACCGTTGTATGTTGTTGATCCACTTGGTGTAAATCTTGTGCCTCTAAAAGTAACTGCCTGAATGGAGCTCATACTCCATTGATTTGGAAAAATACTCATTCCCCATGAGTTGTTGACGACTGTTGGGTTTTTGATCCCTGTGGATCCATTGACTGCTTTTGTTGCGTGAAATTGTCTAATGTAATCGAACACGTAAGGAAAATTGTTATTACCAACAGCGCCAGCATAGTAGTAAAGATTATATAAGTTCGCATCTCTTGCCCATCCTTGTCTGTTGCCCCCTGCTGTACCCATAACGTGATTAGCATGATAACTGCCTGGATTACCGTAACTGTAGTTACCTGCTGATCCGCCTGTTACTGCGGGGTTGTGTTGATACCAATTATACTGCACTATTCTTTCTGCTGAGCCGTCGGCTGTTTCTTGTCCTGATATTTGTGTGTATTCCGGATGTCCAGTGTATATACCGTCACCATCACAAATTACCAAGTCAACGTTTCGACCAGTTGCATTAAATGATATTGTTGTGTTTACTTCTGTAAAAGTTTGACCCCAAGAAGATTGATTTTGCCCGTCTAATAGGCGTAGCAATCCCCAGTTAAGATCTGTGTCTGTGTTTGTGCTATTTCTTGCAAAATTTCCTGTTTGTTCTACTATTGAGAATTCACTAACATCGATTTTTGCATCTTTAGGGTTTAGTTCAACCGCTAAAACTCTTTCATCATTTTTGATTAAATTATGTTCGGCTTGTGAGAGCCAATATTCTGTTGTTCTGGATATTGGTCTTGAGGCGTGTGGTACAACTGCTCTATTTGGTATGTAAAGTGCGCCGCCTGGTGTTTCCATGTCATCGGAAAATGCTACGCTGTCTACACCCTTTTTGAGTGTTACCATGTAGATCTTTTTTTCTACATGTTTCCTTAAAGACATGTTAGCCCTCCAATTTTAGCAGTTTCAGTGTAGTTGTTATTGTTGCAGTTCCACCACTTTTATTTTTCACTGCCGCATATATTGTTGTATCGTTTGCACTATTCCAACCTAACACTGCTGGACCAAATTCAATAGTTTCTGCTCCATTGGATAGTACTTCTGCAATTACGCCTGAGTCTGGTGTTGGATCAACTCCTTCACCTCTACTTGCGTCTGCTGTTCTTTTTGCCACACTTGTGTATAATCTTACCCATGCCGCTGATGATGTTTCTATACTCATTAGCATGTATGACTTGAATCCTGTAATAGACACATCTTCGTTTGCATCATTGGCAATACTATTAGTTGATACTGCCGCTGTTGATCTTGTAGCAAGTCCTTCTGATCCACCTGCTCCTGCAACTGCTGTATCAACATAAGTTTTTACAGCACTTTCTACTGGAACTGCTGAAGTACTATTACCAGCAAGTGTTCCGTCTGTACTAAATTCGTTAACAACTGTGCCTGCCGCAAAACCAACTGATCCTGCGTTAACTAAACTTACACCTGATAAGTTTGTTGCAAAAGTAAATGTACCTGATCCGTTTGTTGTTAATACTGTGTTTGCCGCACCATCTGAAATACCTAAGTCTGTTAATACACTTGGTGCGTCTGTAATTCCGTAACCTGCAAGTGTTGTTGGTTTACTTGTAATGGTTGTAAATGGTAATTCAAAATCAACTGCGTCCCAAGTTAATCCTGTCCATTGCATAATTTGACCTGCTGTAACATCACCTACACTTGTGTCATCTAAGTCTGATACTTGATAAACAGGTTTGCTTGTAACGTTGTTCCAGTCTAAATAATAACTTCCACTAAAGCCTTCAAGCGTTGATGCATCTAATCCACCACCACCTGATGTTATATCATCTGCTGGTAACCATTTATTGTTTAACCATTTTAACACTTGTCCGTTTGTTGGAGGTGTTGTTGATGTATCAACATCTGACATGTCATCAATGTCATTTGGAATAATTGGCTTGTTGCTT